GGGATCTACTTTTGAAAGCAGCTAGGGTATAACCCCTTATTTGAACTCAGTAGAAAATTGAGATTTACTCATTTTCACTTTTCAACGAAAAGTGGCCCAAATGGGCATGCACTCTCATCATGATGATCTGACTTGCAGTCTCTATCTCTAGAGCTGCGTGAAGCCATTTCAGTAATGGGGGGTGCTAAACTGAGAAATTTCATTTCTACGGCCCTTACCCACGCTACAGTCCTTGATGGTTTCTTTAAGAGAACACCGGGTATTACTAGAAAGCTTGCTTTCTTCCCGGATAAAGAAGGGAAGACACGTATCATAGCCTTGGGAGATTATTTCTCACAGACTGTGCTTCGGCGTCTCCATCTTTATTTATTTGACGTTCTTAGAAAGATACCTCAAGACTGTACGTTTGACCAAGGGAAGTTCAAGAACCTTGTGACTGATTGGACGGTCTTCTATAGTGTCGATCTTTCATCGGCTACTGATAGATTTCCTGTCTCAATCATCTCAGGTGTTCTTCGAGCCCATTTCCCTGCCAAGTATGTAGATGCTTGGGAGACGATAATGGTAAAGCAACCGTTTAGGTTTTCCGGTAAGAGTATTTATTACTCTGTTGGAAACCCTATGGGGCTTTATTCCTCTTGGTCATCTTTCGCCCTCGCCCATCATTACCTCTTCTTCTTAATAGCTCGGGATCTGGCCCGCCCATGGCGGACCTTACCTTATGTGCTATTGGGAGATGATGTACTGATCGGTGATGACGAGGTAGGTAGGAGGTACATGTCGATGGTAAAGTCTCTTGGAATCGAGGTGAGTGAATTGAAAACTCACATATCCCCGACAACTTGTGAATTCGCCAAAAGGTGAATTCATAAGGGCCAAGAGATCTCTCCTTTCCCTCTTAAGCCTTTTATGTTGAAGAAACTTGAGAAATCCCAAGTTTTCTCGACATTGTTGGCCGAAAGATGTAAAGGGTGGGACCGTCTACCTGTATCAGAGATGGCCTCACTAGTGTATGGGATCTTCCTTAACAGGCCTTCTTCTTTTAAGAAGAAGGTCGCTAAGGAGGGATTCATCTTTGAAGCTGTGTGAAATATCACGCAGGACACTTCAACTGCTTCCTTAAACTTTAATAGGATTAAGGAGGAATTGAAGTTGTCAATTGGTACAATCGATCAAAGCACTGCTCTCGCATTGCTTTCCTCGGTTTGTGTCAAACTCTTCAAAGAGTCTAACCCTATATATAGCAAAGAAAAGCGCGGGTCTCTTGGAGACCTTGCCCTTGACCTTGTTATGTATATGACCTCACACACTGGTGATTGAGTTCAAACACTGCTTGAAAACCCTATCGCTCACTCATATGGTTTCATAGAAGAATCCTTCGTTAAGCTTCACAAGCTTGGTGAAGGTCTCATGAATACAAATATGTTTGAGTGGCCATTGGTTCTTAAGTCAATGGCAATCCCCTTATCTGATCGGGTCTTTACAGACCGCTCGGAGAAGGTGATTAATAGGAGTTTATCAAGGGTGGTAACTGAGACGGAG